CTTTTGTACGAAAAATTCCGTTTTTGAAAAGTCATTTGAGTAAAGGAGGTGTCAATTTGGGACGAAAAATGAAGCTGGTAGCGACTACTAAAAGTCATTTAACCAAAGAAGAGAAGATTGCGCGCAAGAAGATTGAAGACAAGGCTTCTGATGGTTTGGAAGCACTACAAATCACACCACCAAAGCATTTCGATGCGATCGCTAAAGCAGAATACAAGCGCGTGATTAATGATCTGCGAAAGCTACCCCTAAGAAATCTGGATCGTGCAATTTTAGAAACCTATTGTACGTGGTATGCGGTTTATAAAGAAATCTCTCGTGGATTGCAGAAAGAGGGCTACGTATACGAGACAAGCAGTGGTAAGGTTTTACCAAATAAGATGCTCTATAGTTTAGAACGTGCGACCACTAACTTAACACGGGCAGCATCACAACTTGGTCTGACCGTGGACAGTCGAATGAAGTTGTATGTGCCTAAGAAAGAAGAAAAAGAAGATACATTGTTTGATAAATTTGGAATGTAACAATCTAGGATTTGCTTTGAAATGGTAAAAGTGCTATAATAGACTTATGGGAAAATACAGTCAAAAAGAAGTACAAGAAATTATTTCAAGCGTTAACACAAATTATGAAGTCGCCTCCAAATATATAAACAACGCTACACCTATAAATTTAAGACACAAGCCTTGCGGTGGTTTTATAAAAAGAACCCTTAATAATTTCAAGCGAAATCCAAAATGTCCTCATTGCGAGGGTGGCAGAAAGAATTGGAATACTAAAAAGGTTTATAATTATATCTCTCAAGCTACAGATGGTTATTATTCATTGATTGGTGAATATGAAAGTTATAATAAGAAAATAACTTTAAGACACAATTCTTGTGGATATGAATATGGTGTTCAATTCTTCGCATTTATTCGTGGGAATAGATGTCCTAAATGTGGAGCGAAAAAACGAGCAGAAACGCAGATGAAAACGCAGTCTGAGTTTTGTCAAGAAGTAAAAGAATTAACAAATGGCTTATTTGAAGTTGTTGGAGAGTACAAAGGTGCTTTTAGAACTGTAAAAATAAAGCATTTATCTTGTGGTAAGACTTTTTCAAGAGTCGCAAAAAATTTTTTGGACAAGCCCTCATGTCCTTATTGTGGCGGTTTCCACTTATTGAGTGATGAGGAATTTAAAGAGCGTGTTAAAATTCTCGGTGGTGGAGAATATGAAGTAATTGGTAATTATGTATCAGATGGTAAAGGTAAAGTAAAATTTAAGCACATTAAATGTGGTCATAAATTTGAAATGCTGGCAGGCAACTTTACATCCGCAGGGCAACGGTGCCCAAATTGTTGCACAGGAAGAAGTAAAGGCGAATTAATCATTAGAGATGTGTTGAAATCTTTGAATGCCGATTTTGAAGAGCAATACAAATTTGACGATTGTTCTGATAAACAACAACTGAGATTCGATTTTGCTATTTTTAAAAATGGCAATTTGGAAGTCTTGATAGAATTTGACGGTATCCAGCACTATAGAGGTTGGCATAAAGATAAAGAAGACCTCAAGAACATCAAAAGAAGAGATAAGATAAAAGATGATTATTGCTTAAAGCATAATTTGAAATTGGTTAGAATACCATATTTCAAAATGAAAAATATTGAAGAAATAATTAAGGAGGTGGTTTTATAGACTCGACAACTGAATATGCAAAGAAAATCGTAAATGGCGAAATTCTAGCGAGTAAATCTATTGTTGATGCTTGCAACCGCCACCTAAATGATCTAAAGTCCCAGACTAAATACGTTTGGGACTTTTATTATGCAGAAAAAGCTATAGAATTCATGGAAATGTTACCAGATCCAAAAACTGGAAAAACATTTCCATTGGCTCAATTTCAAAAGTTTATTGTCGGGAGTATTTACGGTTGGAGACGAGCTGATAATAAAGACTTTAGAAGATTTAAAAAGGCAGTTGTATCTGTAGCCCGTAAAAATGGTAAATCTCTTTTAATTTCAGGGATTATCCTGTACGAATTTTTATTTGGAAAAAACCCAGCCATGTCGAGACAACTCTTTACAGGGGCAAACGATAAGGCTCAAGCAAGCATTATTTTTAATATGTGTGCTAAACAGTTGGAAGCCTTGAGAAGTAGGTATCCAGAAATTAGGAAAGCTACTAAAAAAGTACGTGAAGAGCTAAGAAATATAAATGATTATTCTTATGTGCGCCCTCTTTCGAGAGAAACGGGCGGTTTGGACGGTTATGAAATGTACTGTTGCGTCGTGGATGAGTATGCAGCGGCTAAGACAGATGAGTTGATGGAATTGATTGAATCTTCTCAAGGTCAGCTTGAAAGCCCACTTACTTTCATTATTTCTACCGCTGGTTTTAACTTAAATGGCCCATTTCATGCGATCGAGTGGGAATATGCTAAGAAAGTAGCAAATGGGAAAGTAGAAAATGATACATACTTCTCCTATATTGCTGAACAAGAATCAGAAGAAGAAATAAAAGATGAATCAACTTGGATTAAATCAAATCCTATTTTGGAAGTTGAGGGGTTACGAGATCAAGTTTACGACTACCTACGAAAACGCTTGACCGAAGCGACAGAAAAAGGCAATTTAAATGGTGTCTTGGTTAAAAACTTTAATATGTGGAGGCAGGCTTCTGAAGAATCCTACATGGACAACGCAAGCTGGCAACAAGCTAAACTCGATGAAAAGCCAAACACACGAAAGCGCAGAGTATGGATTGGTGTCGATGTTGGTAAGGTTAACGACTTATTTGCCATCTCTACGATGGTCCAGATGGACGATTATTGGTTTTGTGATAGCTTTTCGTTCGTAGCCACTAAATACGGTCTGGTAGCTAAAGAAAAACGTGATGGTGTATCTTATACCAATTTAGAACGTATGGGTGAGTGTGAGATCACTACACTCGAAAGTGGTGTGATTGATGATGAACGTGTCCTTGAGAAATTGGAAGAGATGATCTATATGAACGAATGGGAATTACAAGCGATATGCTTCGACCCATACCAATTTAGCTCATTGATTGCGATGATTGAAAAACGGCATCCAGAATGGCCACTAATCGAAGTTAGACAAAACACAATGGTATTAAATATGCCAACCAGACAGCTACGTGATGAAGTCTTAAAAGGCACAATCAAACACGCTGGGAATCAGTTGCTTACTATGGCTATCAATAATGCGCGTGTCAAAGTCGATAATAACGGTATGCGTATTGATAAAGATAAAAATAGCAATAAAATTGACCCACTAGATGCCCTATTGGATGCTTATGCAGTATGCTACCTTGAACCGTTTGACGGGTCTGGTTACTGGACGAACGAAAAAATATTGGGAGGAGGTAGCCTATTTTGATCCTACTGAAATATATACACACAATCCTGTTGCTGATCGGCATAGGATTTTTAATTTACGGTCTTTTCTTGGTAAATCCAGTGGTTGGATTTATCTCAACTGGATTGATCCTAATTATTTTAGCGATTTACATTGATCGTGGAGGTGCGCAATGAAGAAACGAATTAAGAAGAAATACGAGCTACTGGAACGCATTGAGTATTTAGAGAATGATTTCTTTAAATTTACGCAAGACACAGTAGATGTCATTGAAGTTTTAGCAAACAGAATTAGACAACTTGAAATCAAGCATAAGAAACATTGATTTCAATGGATAGAAAGGAGGTGAGATTATATGAGTTTCTTTCAACCATTGGGATCAACCAAACCCTCTTACGATGATTACATTTCTTCCGTGTTGTCTGGCAACTACTCCCCAGAATACACGGGAATTTCTGCATTAAAGAACAGCGATATCTTAACTGCAGTCACCATCATCGCTGGGGATATCGCACGATTTCCACTATTAAAGAAAGACTTTACTGGAAATATTGAGCAAGATGCAGATTTGAACTATCTCTTAAATGTTAAATCAACTGGTAACGTGTCAGCACGGACATGGAAGTTCGCAATGACCGTTAACGCGATTCTAACAGGAAATTCATTCTCTCGAATACTGCGAGACCCTAAGACTGGCAAGGCACTTCAATTTCAGTTTTACAGGCCCTCAGAAACGACCGTAGAAGAGACGGACGACCACAGACTGATATATACCTTCCGTGACCGATTGACTGGTAAAGCGATTGAATGTAAAGCGGAAGATGTCATTCATTGGAAGTTTTTTAGCCATGACACTATTTTGGGACGATCTCCACTACTATCACTTGGTAGCGAGATCAGCTTACAAGATGGTGGACTGAATACCTTGATTAAATTCTTCCGTGATGGATTCTCAAGCGGAATTATTAAATTAAAAGGCGCTCAATTAAACGGTGAAGCGCGTAAAAAAGCCCGTATGGACTTTGAAAAGATGCGTGAGGGGTCAACTGGTGGCAGTCCTTTAGTATTTGACGATACACAGGAATATACACCACTCGAAATTGATACGAATGTCTTGCAACTAATTACATCCAATAACTTTACGACTGCGCAAATTGCGAAAGCCTTGCGAGTACCAAGTTATAAGCTAGGTGTGAATAGCCCTAACCAGTCCGTGGATCAGTTAGCGAAAGACTACGTTACAAACGACTTGCCGTTTTATTTTGACGCTATTTCAAGCGAACTCGCTCTCAAAGTACTTAACGATGAAGAACGCAAGCTATTTAAGATTGAGTTTGACACTCGGAGCGTGACAGGTCGAAACGTAGATGAAATCACGAAGTTGATTATCAACCAAGTTATCACACCAAACGAGGGGCGCGTGGAGCTTGGAAAAGAGCGTTCGTCTGATCCTAACATGGATCGTTACCAATCCAGCTTGAACTATGTCTTTTTGGATAAGAAAGAAGAGTACCAAGCAATGAAAGGGGGTGAGGATGAAAATGGCAAAGAGAATCAAGATGAAAGGGCCTCTGATCTCGAATAACGAGTACGAAGTGTATGAGTTTTTTGGTTTAGAGGCAGTCAGCGCAAAGTCGATTACAGATCAATTTCCAGAAGATATCAACGAGGATATCACGCTAGAAGTCAATTCCAACGGTGGTCTAGTGACAGTAGGAAGCGAAATATATACCGCTCTTAAAGAATACAAAGGCCACGTCACAGTGGAAGTGACAGGAATGGCTGCGAGTGCTGCAAGTGTTGCGATTATGGGTGCGGACACAATCAAAATCAGTCCGACAGCTCAGATTATGATCCATAAAGCGCTACTTACACGAGCATCTGGGAATAGTGATGATTTAGAAAAGGCTGTAAATGCTCTTAAATCTAGCGATCAATCGATTATTAATGCTTATGTCTCAAAAACTGGTTTATCTGAAGATGAAATCTTCGAAATGATGAAGAATGAAACCTTTATGTCGGCAAATGAAGCGATTGAAAAAGGTTTTGCTGATGAAATCATGACTTTTGAGAAAGATTTAGGCGCAGTAGCAAGCCTAGAAAGTGGACTATTGCCACAAGCTGTTATCGATGACTTTTACTCGCGAAAGAAATCGAACGCAAAAGAAGCTCAAGCAATGTTATTTGAGCTGGAAAAAGAGGCCATCTTAAACGGTCTTTAAAAGAAAGGGGAATATACCTAAATGTTTGATGAAAAAATCAAAGAATTAGAAGCTAAAATCGCCGAAACTAAGGCAGAAATCGAAACTGCTACAAGCGATTTAAAAGCTAAGTTGGAAGATAGCGCAAACGCTGACCTTAACGAAGCGAAAGAAATGCGTGCGTCTATCGATGCTAAGAAAGAAACTTTGAACACATTAACGGAGGATTTGAATTTGTTTAAAGAAATGAAAAACGAACCACAAACTGCTGAAACTCATGCAGTCCAAACAGAAGAAAAAACAATGCGTGAAGCAGTAAATGAATGGCTTCATTCAAAAGGTGCTGTAGCATCTAAAGAATTGAAATTTGAAGGCAAAGAATTGATCGTTCCTATGAACGAAGCGGTTGACCCTGCTACAGATGGATTGAAGAAAGCTAACTCTAAACCAGTTACTAGCGAAGAAATCGTTACTACACCACTTCGTGAAGTAAAAACTGTTCTTGACCTTAAACAATTCGCTACAATCCATAAAGCAACTAAGGGAACTGGTAAATACCCAATTTTGAAACACGCTACTTCTAAGATGGCAAGCACAGCAGAATTGGAAAAGAACCCTGCTCTTGCTAAACCAGAATTTGAAAACGTAACATGGGAAGTTACTACTTACCGTGGAGCTATTCCAGTATCTCAAGAATCTATTGATGATGCAGATGTTGACCTTCTTGGTTTGGTATCAGAAGCAGCAGAACAAATTAAAGTAAATACTACTAATGATGCTATCGCTACTGTATTGAAATCATTTACTGCTGAAAATGCTACAAACCTTGATGAAATTAAAAAGATTCTAAACACTAAACTTGATCCAGCTTACAATGTATCATTTGTAGTTTCTCAAAGTTTCTACCAAAAACTTGACACAATGAAAGATAAGAATGACCGTTACTTGCTTCAAGATTCAATCACTTCTGCTTCTGGTAAAGTGTTCCTTGGACGTCCAGTATTTGTAGTATCTGATACAACTCTTGGAGCTGAAGGTGAAGCACATGCCTTTATCGGTGATATCCAACGTGGTGTACTCTTTGCAGATCGTCAAGAATTGGGTCTTCGTTGGGCTGATAACGACATCTACGGTCAATACTTGCAAGCAGTTGTACGCTTTGACGTTAAGAAAGCAGATGCGAAAGCTGGTTACTTCGTTACTATGCCCTAATGTTCCCCCAATTAGCGGGGGTGTCTCACGGTCTGCGGTTACTCTAGCAGTACCAACCGCAAGTAGCACCAAAGCTGACATCATGGCTTATCTCGATAGCAAAGGAATCACGTATAGCGCATCACAAACCAAAGAGCAACTACTTGCCTTGATTGGAGCGTGATGCTATGGCCGTAACGGATTTAGAAGATGTAAAACTTTATTGCAAAATTGATTTTGACTTTGAGGATCAAATGCTTGAAGAAATGATCGATGCTGCAGAAGATGAAATCTGTTTTGCTATCGGAAATGATGTAACTCCTCAAGATTTAGCTAAATATGCTAAGTTTTCGCTTGCGGTTAAAAAGCAAGTGAAAGAGGAATATGAACATCGTGGCTTGTCTGCTGACACACAACGTCATGGACTGGCCAACGGTGTACTTAATATTATCCATCAACTACGTACACGGAGGGAACTCGATGATCACAAGAAAAATGAATCACAGAGTCACGTTCTTTCGTGAGGCCGGAGGTCAGAACGAAGATGGTGAGGTAATCTCTCCATCTCGAAAAAACCTCTATATTTGCTGGGCAGAGGTTGCTAAGACTTCCTTGAAAGACTTTCAAGAGGGGGCGAACCAGACTGCTAACAAGAAAGCTAAGGGGATTGTTTCTTCAAGCGAATTGAAAACCTTGTACATCCGTCACAATCCAGAACGACCATTTGATAGCTCAGATCATGTTGAATTTAACGGGTTTGAATATGATATCGTATCGGTCGATGTGGATGAATCATCATTTGACATGGATAAGATCAGCATCAAGAGGCGCACATGACAAAAGGTCTGGATCAGATTTTATCACGACTTACTGAACTACAAGTCAAAGCTCCAAAGGCTGCAAGAGCTGCAGTAGGAGAAGGAGCGGATGAAGTCGAGAAGATTTTGAAAGTAAATACACCAGTTTACTTCGTACTTGATGGTGTCCATGCCAAAGATGATACGAGAGTGACGGGCTTCAAGGGTGGCGATCATGGTTTGATCTCGAAAGATATCGGCTATGGTCGCGCTACTGGTTGGCGTATACACTTCCCAGACGATGGTACGAAATACCAAAGAGGGCAAGGATTCGAAGAAAGAACAATTAATGAAGCAACACCAATTGTAAAGGAAATATACGCAAGTAAAGTAAAGGAGGGATTGGGATTGTGACTGTAGAAACAATAGCTTATAAGTTATTAAGCAATAGCGAAGAACTGAATAGCTTACTTGATAAGTTACGAGGGAAGAAATTCGGTCTTGGATTTAAACAAGGAATCTTTACTTATGACATCCCAGAACGACCTACGAACGCTTTGAGTAAGGAACTTGCTCCATTTATGCGTATTTATCCAACCTACGAGAATGATGTTGAGTTTGCAGATGATAAAGCCATCTCGACTGAACACAGGATCACAATCAACTATTGGTGCTTGAACGCAAAGCAGTCTGAACAGATTGCTGAGTTGATGGATAAGATTTTAGAAAGTAACGGATTTGAACGTTACACAACGAACGAACTGCCAAGATACAGAGATAACGATATTGACTTACTGGTGAATGTAAGGAAGTATCGTTTTTTTGATTGGCAATTGGAAAAATTAAGAAACGAGGATTAATGAATGTCTAAAGTTAAATTTGGATTGCGTGGTTTTGAATTTGGTGAAGTTAACGCTGAAAACAAAGTCCCAACAACTATGAAATTGACTGGTATGAAATCTGCTAAGATTGATATCACGAACGAACTTGTAACGATTGCTGCCGATGATGGACCATACGTGGTATTGTCATCTGGTATCACAGGTACACAATTGGAAATTTCAGTACTTGACTTGCCAACAGAAGCACGTAAGGTATTGTACGGAATCGAAGTAAAAGACGGTATGGAAGTCTACAACAAGAACCTCACTCCAAAAGATGTCGCTTGTTGCTTCCGTACATCTACAGAAGATGATAAAGCTATCTGGATTGGTCTTCTTAAAGGTAAATTCTCATTGCCTGGCATGGAAACTGAAACTAAAGACAGTTCACCATCTCCAAAAGAAGACAGCGTAACTGGTAACTTTGTTGCCCGTGGTGATGATGAAAACGGTGACGTTATGATCATTGCCCGCGAAGATAACCCATCATTTAACTTGGAAAAATTCCGTGATGCAGTCTTCCCAAAGTCGTAAGCGCCGAACCAGTATCGCCTGTAGGCGCAGGATAACAACTTTCTAAGCATGGATTTTATTTCCATGCTTTTTATTTTTATTTAAGGAGTAGGAAATGTACACAATCAAGCTAAAAATCGGTGGAATTGATAAAGAATTTACCAAAGAATATATCAATGTAGAGGATAATCTCCTCGCAACTGAGCAAAACGTGCGCCAATCGGCACTTATCCAAGATGCAAAGAAGGCAAATGATCCTAAAGAGAATCGCAAACTAAATGAAGCATATCTAAAAATGTTTGTTGATATGTTTGGCGGTCAGTTTAAAGTCGAAGATTTGAAGCAAGCAGATATCGCGATTTTAAAAACACTTGAAAAAATCTATCTCGCAGCGCTTGGAATTAAAGAAGAAGTGATCGAAGACCTTGATGGTGAAGACGAAAAAAAGGGATAAGCCCAGAAGAAGCGCGTGACAATCTCTTAATCTGGTTTCAAGAGCTGATGCAGCAAGGGTACACGATCCTTGAAATTAAACAGATGCGACTATCCGACTTTGATTTAATGGTTAAGGCCTTTGAAACAAAGAAAGAGGAATCGGAGAAAGAGACCACGCTTGATAAAGCATTTCCGCTTTTATTTGGTTAACGGAAAGGAGGATAAATGGCTAGTAATTTAGGTGAATTAGTAGCAACGGCATCGTTAGATATCCAACCGTTTATTGGCAATACCAAGCAATTAAGCTCATATATGCGTGGTCTGGATCGTTCCTTATCTGCGATGGAGAAATCCTTTAAGAATGTTGGTAAAGGCGGTAAGAACCTAACGGGAATGAAAACTGTGTTAGGTGAAACTGCGAATAGTATCAAGGCCTATGAAGGCATTTTGAAGCAACAAACAGATCATTATAATAATCTAAAGTCAAAGATTGGTGATTTGAGTAGTGCAAGTGCAAAGAACAAGGAAGACTTGCTTGGCGCACGTAATGCAATGCTGCAGACCGCTACCACCTTATCAGACTTGAGGGGGCGATATGCTGACCTCACTAGGGAAATTAATATCCAGTCTAGTAAATGGACACAAGTCGGGAATGGCTTGCATTCGTTTGGTAAGAAGATGCAGGGCGTTGGTAAGAAGATGCAAAGCGTTGGATCGACACTTACCAAGGGGTTGACTGTACCACTATTAGCCGGTGCTGGGGTTGCAGTTAAGGCTGCGATTGACTATGAAAGTGCCTTCGCTGGGGTAAATCTTTGCCCTCTCTAATAGTAATATTAGAGTAATTAAATCGAGCAAAAACGGTAAAAGCTAAGTAATTAAAATATATGCTAATACCGTGCTAACTTATCAGATAGCGAAAAGGCTGATAAGCAGTGTAGAGCGTAGGAAGTGAATAAATATAATCTTCCCAAGAGTGTTCGACAACCTTTTACAAAAGGTTGAAAATGTACGCCGAACTTACGGGAAACCGTAAGAAGTAAAGGATAAAAAGCCTTTACGATAACAAAATTGAAAGAAAACAGTGGACGGAACCCCACAACAATTCGCGCAATTATCTACTAGTATTCGTGAGATGGCAAAAGAAATGCCATCTAGTGCGGTTGAAATTGCCCATGTAGCAGAAGCGGCAGGGCAATTAGGTGTACCTATTGGCGCGATCAAAGACTTTTCGAAGACCATGATCAATTTGGGAGTGTCTACTAACCTAAGCTCCGAAGAAGCTGCATCGTCAATCGCTAAGATTGGTAATATCATGCAAGTATCTGGCAAAGACCTTGGTACATGGTCAGCCCACTTTGGATCTTCGCTTGTAGATTTGGGGAATCATTTTTCAACAACTGAACGTGATATTGTCGAAATGACCAACCGTTTAGCAGCAGGCGGTAAGCTCGCTGGTCTGACCACACCAGAAATTTTAGGTCTTGCAACTGCCATGAGTAGTGTAGGGATTGAAGCAGAAGCGGGCGGAAGCGCAATGACTCAGACCCTTACTGGTATTGGTAAAGCCGTGTCTGGTGTCGGTAAAGGTGCGAAAGAAAAACTTGAAGTTATCGCACAAACAGCAGGAATGACTGCGGAACAATTTTCTACCGCTTGGAAACAGAAACCAGCGGAAGCATTGCAAGCATTTATTAAAGGTTTACAACGCGCCCATGACGAAGGCAAGAATATGGATGGCATCCTTGATGAACTTGGAATGACAGGTATTCGTCAAGGGAATATGTTGAAATCTCTTGCATCTGCATCAGACAAGATGAGTGAGGCAGTTAGTCGCTCTAATACCGCTTGGAAAGAAAATAATGCACTTACCAATGAAGCAAGTAAACGCTACGAAACCACAGAATCACAACTTAAAATTTTTAAGAATAAACTTACTGACATTGCTATTGAGTTCGGTGGACCACTACTAAAAGCGTTAAACAGTGGTTTGGACGCTGCGAAACCGTGGCTACAAACGCTGTCAGATTGGGCTAAAAAATTTAGTGAGATGTCAACCGCACAACAGCAAAATATCATCATGTGGGCTGGCTTTGCTGCTGCAATTGGTCCAGCGATGAAAATATTAGGCGGTGGTGCAAAAATTATTAGTGGCTTTTCGAAGACTTTGGGTACAGTCGCTAGAGGAATTGGTAAATTTAGCGGTGTACTAAAATCTGTTTCTGAGGGTAATGGATTTATCAACAGCTTAAAAGGAATGGCTACTGGTATGACTGCTACTGGGACTGCTGCAGAGAGTGCGGCTGCAAGTACAGGATTGTGGAGTACAGCCGTTGGAATATTAGGAAGTGGCGCGACGTGGGGTGTACTTTTAGGCGGTGCTGCATTAGTAACTATCGGCATCATTGCCCATGAGATCGCAGAAGCCAACGAACGTACTCAAACATGGGGTACAAGCGTAAGCAAGCTACAAGACCAAGAACTATCACGGTTAAAATCCAAAGTCGATGAAGTGCATCAAGCTACAATCGGCTTTGGTCAAGGTGGCGCACAAGCAGTTGAGAATGTCCGTAAGAGTGTTCAAGGTCTTGCGGATGATATCCAAAAAGCGATTGACAAAGATCTTGAGAAAACTTTAAAAGGTCTTGAAAAAGTCGGTGCAGATGAAACAATCCAGAAGCGTGCTGTAGCGCAAGCAGAACAGCAAAAGAAAAACATCCAGTCGATGACAGATGAGATTGTGCAGATTTATCAAAACGCATCTGACCAACACAGAAAGATCACTCGCGAAGAACAAGCGATTATCTACGACTACGAAAACCAATTTATTGACAAGCAATTATCATTGCAGAAATATTCTGCCGATGAACGTACTGCAATTATGAAAGCCATGAATGGCCAGATTAGTGATCTAAATGAAACTCAACTACGCAAAGGTACAGGAGTCGTAGCTAAATGGCTCAAAGAAGAACAAAAACTATACGATGAGCAAGTGACTGCATTGAAAGATGCTCACGAAAAGGGAATTTATAGCCAGTCCGAATACAATAAGGAAATGGAAAAATTAAATGCCCAACACAAGACCAAAATGGAAGCCTATGGCCGTGAGTATGCAGAACTTCAAAAAGAGTGGAGTAAGAAAGTACCTCTTAACTTCGGTAACGATGAACAACGTAAGATGTACTTTGACCAGATGCGCAAGGATTGGGCAGAGCTTGGACTTGATTATGACAAGATGATGGCCAAGGCAGACCAATTCGCTGACATCGTGGGTCGTTCGTCTGGTATGGTTGCTAAAAGCGTACAAAATATGTCGCAGGAGACCAAAGATGCCAACAACATCTGGAATGGATTAGTATTTGATCCTAAGACTGGACAAGTCAAGACCAATGCACAAGAGGAAGTAACTAAAGCGCTCCAAGCTGAAAATGGCTGGGAGAATATGCAGTTTATCCTCAAGCACGCAAACCTTGAGACTAACGCTAAGATGACGATCGGACAAGCACTGGTTGAGGTTGGCAAGTGGGATAGCTTAACCCCACAAGAGAAAGAGTTAGTAGTCGGTAACAACCAAGGTATGAAAGCCGTCCTTGACAGTAAAACATTGCTGGAACAGTACAACGCAATGCCAGCGGCAGTCAAGGAACTCTTGATGAAGAACACTGACTTTCTCTCATCTGGTGAACGTGCTACAGCAATCATCGAACGCTGGAACACACTCACACCAGAGCAGAAAGAACTCATCTTAAAGGATGCTGCGAGCGACAAGGCTGAACGTGTACGACTAGCAGTTGACTCTTTAACTGGTATGGCTCACGTAGTCAATTTAGATGCAGAAGATAAGACGAAGAGTGCTATTGCTAGTGCGATGTCCAGCATCTTAACGCTACCAACCGACCATAAGACGGATTTGATTGCAACTCCAGACGGTGTTACCCTTGGAACTAACCAAGCTATGGGCGCTTTGGGATTGTATAACGGATTTAACGTACCGACTAAGCCGTTAACAGTTGATCCAAGCAACGCGACAAATGGCGCACAACAAGCGATCAATAAGCAACAAGAGTGGAATAACACACCATCACCAGTTAAACCACAGTTAGGTGATCCAACTGGTGCGATCACTGCTGCACGACAAGCTATTGATAATCAAAATGCTTGGAATAGTACACCAAGCCCAACTAAGGTCATGACAGGCGATAGCACCAGTGCGGTTAATGCTGCGTACAGTGCTACCAATGCTATTAACAGCATTCCAACAAGTCACCATACAACTATCACAGCTACAGAAGTAGTAAACAGAGTGGTCAACTCATTCTCCCGTGTGTTCGGACACGCTAAAGGTACGAATTATCATGAGGGCGGACTTGCAATGGTCAATGACCAACGTGGTACGCTCTACAAAGAAATGGTCACACTACCGGACGGATCATCGTTTATCCCAGAGGGCCGTAACGTGATCCTTGATCTTCCAAGAGGTTCGAAAGTCATGCGCGCTGGTTTGACTAAAAACTTTATGCGTGAATTAGGTATACCGAACTTTGCGGACGGTGTAGGTTGGAAACATTCGGAAGTTGCGAACGTTACGCAACGAATTAAAAACGTTAATGAATGGAAACGGAACAATGAACAGCGTGATCTTGTACCGTTTATCCAAGAATTGATCAATCAAGTGAAACGTGGCAACAATCGTGATGAACGACCAAACCAAAACTACACATTGAATGTGCATGGAAATAGCACTGGTCAAGATTTGACACCAGAATTTATGAAGCGCTTAATGCGCGAACTAGCATACTATACTAATCAGGAAGGAAGGGGATTAGCTTGACGACATTTACTTTCAACGGAAAGAAAAACACTGAGTTCGGTTTACGAGTAGCAGAAGGCAAGAAGATCACTACTTCCAGCCTTGATGTGGAGCGCGTGACAGTAGCAGGACGGGACGGTGATTTGCTCATCAGTAATAACCGTCTTAATTCTGCTGAGTTGAGCTTTCCTGTTAATTTTGTAAAAGAAAAGGGATTGATCGCTACAGAAGTTTATAAAATCTCAGAGTGGTTGAATGTGGCAGGTTATAAGGATTTGACAATCTCTTACGATCCAGATTTCATCTATCGTGCTGCATATCTTGAGACATTTAGCATCGAGGAAACCATGCGACAGTTTGGCAAAACAACCATTAATTTTGTGTGCTATCCTGTTAAATTTTATAAGCAAGGTCGTACCACGCAGAAACTAATGAATGGTGCGACACTTAACGGTCTAGGCAATGTAAACGCAAAACCTATCATCACGCTAGTGGGATCGGGCGATTGCACTCTTACTATTAACGGACGCAAGACTAAACTAAAAAATATCCAAGGCAAAATCACACTGGATATGCAAGCCAACCAAGTATTTAAGGATAACTTGCCAGCGTGGGATAAGGTAGTAAGAAGCTCACAATTCCAGATGCCGTACCTTGACTATGGTCGTAACTTGATTTCGTGGGACGGTAACTTTGAAGTGTTTACAATCCCGAACTGGGGGGTTAAGCTATGAGGCCTATTTTATTTAATAAAAATGAGACGGCTTTCGACACTTACGGTCTGGGTGAGCTTAACGTGACCAAGGGAACAGTCACACGGGAACAAAACAGAAATTATACGTTATACGCTGAGATTCCCGCAAACGATCCAGCAACAGCAATCCTTGAAAAAGAAATGAAGCTAAAGGCTGATGCTGGACTAAGAACTAAGAATCAGACTTTTGAAATCTCACGAATCGTAAAAGATAGCAGTAACATTGTTAAAATCTATGGGCAACATATCAGCCACAAGCTGGAATATATGGCATTGGTTAATGGCAGGGCCTTTTCTGGTTCTGCTTTTACTGCTCTCGCTACTTGGCACAATGCGACTATCGGTGACTTGCGTTTTGATGTATGGTCGGATATCCAAACCACTGGAAAAGGTGTGTTTGACATCTCCAAAATGGAAAATGCAAGACAAGCCCTTGGTGGTGTAGAAGGCTCTATTTTGGATATCTATGGCGGGGAATATGAGTTTGACAATATGACCGTGCGACTGCATAAGC